ACATTCCATTGCAGATTGCTGTTTGATGTGTCCAGGTCAGGCAAGGCAGCCAACAGCACTGCACTATCAAATGCCTCTGCATTGATGCTATCAAAATTGAACAAGTCATATGTGTCACCCATGCCATAGGTGTAACTGTTCAGAGTTTCAAATGTGAATGCAGTGTTAGCACCCAATGTCAACAGTGTTTGCACATTGATGGCATCATATGTGACCCCTCTGGTAGTGGGTGCACCCAATTGGAATTGGAATGTTCCATTGCTTCCATTCAACTCATAGGCAGTTAGCAGACCCGGGCTGTTGCCTGGGGCCACAATACCACCATTGAGTGTGAGTCCTTGCACACTACCAGAGCCACCCAAAGTGCCTCCTGTGTTAACTACCACATCTCCTGCTGTACCATTCACAGTGAGTAAGCTGCCATTGACAGTGGAACCACCAGAGTTGCCTCCAGCATACACAGTGGCTATGCCAGAGTTAACAGTTGTTTGATTCACAGATCCATATATCAACAGAGAACCACCATTCACAGTGGCCCTGGAAGTGGTGCCTCCAGCTCTCACATCCAGAGTGCTGTCTGTGGCCACAGTTGTATCACCTGCACTGCCACTGTTGATCATCATGCCTCCCACCAGTGTAGTTGCTCCCACTGTGCCTCCAGCATCCACCTGTAAGGTTCCTCTTTCGACTGTGGCCACGCCTGCTACACCTTTGACTTGCAAGGTGCCTCCTAATACTTTGGCAGCACTGGAAGCAATGGAACCTGCAGTGTCAACAACAAATGTACCTTCTCGAATGGAAGTATCTCCATTGTAAGCATTGACTGCTTGAAAGGTGGCTGTGCCTGTGCCTGTCTTGACCAATCCTCTGAGTGCAGCAGCGGTATTGAGTAATGAACCTTTGAATAGGAAATCACCTGCTCCTCCTACAGTACTTTCATCTGCAGTGGTGCCTCCAATGTCCAATGTGCCATCAAACTGCACAGTTAGATTGGCACTGTTGTTGATCAATCTTCTGCCTCCTCCTGTGGCTGCAGATGATGTGAGCAAGCTTGCAGCATTAGTAAACTGCAACAATGTTGCATATCCACCATGATTGGTGAAACTCATGTTGCCACCATCATATTTGTTCACAACATAAGTGGTTGTAGCAACAGAATTAGATCCTGCCAGGTCCAAAGTGCTCATGTTGGCCAGGCTGCTGGACCCTTTGAAACTATTGAGAACAGATAACCCGTTAGTTGAATTGACTACTAGTTTTGAAGTACCATTTGACATGGTCACCAGGCCTTGACCTACACCAGTGCCACCATTCACAACAACTGTGCCTCCACCTGTTATTTCAAAACCACCAGCCAGAGTGTTGGTACCATTCATTGTGACAGTACCTGCTCCTATGTACATAACTTTACCAGCAGTGGATGAACCTCCTTGTTTCAATTCATTGTTGAATGTGAATGTACCATCACCTGCTAATGTAACAGTTCTGGATGTGCTGGAAGATGCAGTAGTAAGTGAAGCTACATTGTTGAACACCAATCCCCCACCTGCAGTTTGAAACCAAGTGTTGTTGCCATTGGCATTTTCTAATGATATGTTGAATGTTTGAATGGCAGTAGAATTGTTAGTAATGCCGCCACTGGATGATAAGATCTGAGCACCATTGAAGCTGTTGATCAAATATGGATTGGCATTGGTTAAGAATGTTATGTTTCTTGCAGCTCTGGGGGAAGTCAATACAACAGTATTATTATTGGCTCCAAAGTTACCAAACTGAATTTCATCTGTGGTGGTGCTGGAACTGGTGGATGACGGTTGCACTCCATTGGTCCAACTGGCGGGCGATGTCCAATTGGTACCAGTGTTGTTCCATAAGAACACTACTGCATGGGCATCTGAGGCTGCGGTTGCTATGAAAGCAGCGGCAATGAAGCTCAAAGCTTTCTTTATTATGTTTGTTGTTTTCATAAATCTTATTTCTTTAAAAATCTTTCTATCTTTAAAAACAAATCAAAAGGCAAAAACAATATCCAAAAAACACCATAGGCCATAAAAAAAGCCGCATCAAATGCGGCTTGTCCTATTGTATCGCTTATTGCAGCGAGACTTTTCTTATCATGGAAAGTTAAAGTGTTACCTTTCATATACCATATTAGACAGGTGAGACTGGAAAACATTAGAAATATTTTTCATATCTTTTAATTTGTTCCTATACCCATACTTATAACATCTATTATTATTATTTCAAGCTACTAATGGATGTTATTAGTATTTCTAATGTTTGATTATAGCTATAGAGCTTTATTAAATAACTATATGATATCTTTTAAAGAATTTTATCTAGAAGAAAAAGCTGGTGCTCGCTGTACTAAAGTCACGGGACAACAGTCGTCAACACGATCTGATAAGAAATACATGCGCTGTACTCGTGTAGGCGGTAAGTTAAAGAGAGTTCATTATGGTGATCCTAATTTACGTATAAAGAAATCCAATTCTAAGAAGAGAAAATCGTTTAGAGCGCGACATAAGTGCTCTTCTGCAAAACCTGGGACTGCTAAATATTTTAGCTGCAAAAACTGGTGAAAACGTTCAAAGAATTTTTCGTTGAGAAGAGCATTCATGATCCAGTTAGACCGGGCATACTGAAGCGTCAGACCAAAGGCAAGATGACATGTTCCAAAGCCAGAGCATTAAAATCCAAACAAAAGAACAAAGGTAATCATACAGCTAAAGCGGCTCAACGTTATCTTAATTATCATTGTTAATGAACTTAGAGCAAATATATTCACAAGTGATACTGGAGAAGATTAACTCCAGCCCTGCTCCTGTGCAACGCAACATTGAAGCTTTCAAAGCATACCTAAAAACAAAAAATAATATTCTTTTTCTTACCACATCTAATAGATGGGAAGGCCATGAAGAAGATAAGCCCAAGAGCACATTACTGGCATATCATTTAAGAAATGAATTAGCTGATAAGAATATAAAGCTCATGGAAGTACCTCTTCTAACTATTCATTGCTGTGAGGGTAATGTTTCTTCTAGGTATGGTAATACATGTGGAATAAAGGATGCTGAGTTAAAAGATAAAAATAAAAACCCTTCTGGTAATCACCGTTGTTGGGCATCTATTAACAATAAAGATGATGAATTATGGAAAATATCTAAACCGTTATTTGAATCAGATTGTGTTGTATTTTTTGCAAGTATAAGATGGGGACAGGCCAACAGTATATATCAAAAACTAATTGAAAGACTAACCTGGATAGAGAACAGACATTCCACACTGGGTGAAAAGAATTTACTAGAGAATATTGATGCAGGTTTTGTAGGTATTGGCCATAATTGGAATGATCAGGTTGTCGTTGATACGCAGAAAAAAGTATTAGAATTTTTTGGTTTCAAAGTACCAGATGAATTGTCATTTTGCTGGCAGTATACTACTAATGCAAAGGATGAGTCAAAACAACATTACAAAGAGGATCCAAAAGTCTTTGAGGATGTATTTAAATTCAAGCTGTTTCCTGGTAAATAATTATAATCCAAACTGAGCGGTAAACGGTGTTGTATAAGTTACAAACGTATTATCTTTTGTCTTATAAAGCTCAAAGCTATTAACTTGTATATAAGCCTGGTAACTATCATCCACATTAATAAATGTACCATTCACTACAAACACATCTTTGACAAGATTGGATAGAGAGGGATTTATAGTTACAAAAGCAGCAGACAAATTAGATTTAGCCTGTGTACTGGTGGCCTTGCGGATTGACTCTGTAGCTAGCTTCATTCTAGCACCTACCCCTGATGTGGTTTGCAGTGAAGTTATATAATTAGCAGTCAAAGCTCTTCTTGTAGTAGTATCATCCCATAGGATCTTATTTAAAATGTACTGTTGGTAGTTGTTACCAGCACCAGCTCCACCCACACCACCTTCAGCAAAAGGAAATGCATCTGTGCTCAAAGGTGGTACAGCTGAAATAGAATTAGACGCAGATCCATAAGCAGCAGGATTCACTATTCTGTTAATGGCTACACCCACTGCACCACATGTATTAGATATTACATCGCCTTGCCCTCTTCTGAGCATATAACCCAGCTCGCCTTTAGCAGTTATGCCTATGTGGGGAGCAGAGAACAACATCAATGCACCGTTGGTAACATATTGCACATGTGATGCCCATGCAAACATGGCAATGCTTCCTGTGTGTGGAAAACCTCCGATGCCACCTGCAAAAAATGGTCCTTGAAAATCATTAAAGGTAGCCGGCATTTGACCTATGTTACCATTGTAATAAGCTGGTGCGTTCACATCATCAGAACAAATAGAATCGGCACGCAACACATTGTCTGCTGCATAACCACACAAAGACTGAATAAACGTTTTGCAATAATTACCAAAATCTTCTACTAGAATTGCATTTGGATAAGCTGAAGCCGCTGTTACTATGGAAGTGTATGTGGTTTGTGTTATTGGCATAAAATATATTAGTTGAGTTGTAACCCTTGATTAAATTGTGAGGTATAATCTACAAATAACCCAGTGGCAGGGTTGTATTTTTGGAAATTGCTAACATCTACATAAGCTTTGTAACCGTCATCAACATTTATGAAGGTGCCAGTGGTTAAAAACACAGCAGGCTGAGGACTTGTAGTAGAGAAGAGTGTATCGTAAGCTAGCTTAAAGGTACTTGTCCCGCCAACTGGGCTTGTAACAATGTTATAAGCAGCACTGCGAATGGCTTCCGTGGCTATTTTCATTTGCTGACCGAAGTCTGATGTAGCTTTAATAGCATTTCGCGCAGTGACGTTACTCCAGATTGCATCAACTAAAGTAAAGAATTGATAATCGGAAGGATTAGATAAAAGAGGGTCATTAGAATTGGGGAATGTCGGAGCAACATTACTGGTGGACACCCAGGAAGCAGCTGCAGCTGCAGCACCACAAGTTGCAGAAAGGTCACCATAATTCTGACCGCGGCGTCTCATGTAACCGACTTGACCGTCTCTTGTAATACCAATGTGTGGTGCAACATAGATTAATAATGCACCACCAGAGGTTATATGTGAGGCATAAGCTAGAAGACCTGTAGTACCTGCATGTGGATAACCATCTAGCCCGCCTGCCATAAACGGTCCAAGGAAAGCTTGAAGTGATTGAGGCATTTGGCCCAGATTATTAATATTACTAAATACTGGTCCATTAACGTCATCAGAGCAAATGGAAGCTGCAAAAAGCACTTGATCTGGTGTAAATGATGCATCAACTGATTGAATGTAACTTTGCACCCGAGCTCCAAAGTTTTCTGCAGTTGTAGCATTAGGATATGTGAGTCTCACCACATTGCCATAATCCAATTGTTGGGATACTGGACCGCTATCCGAAGTCATGCTGGAACCATGCATTAAGTTATTTCTCTCTTCTGCAAGCGTTCTTTCTTCTAAAAGCTGTTGTTCGAATAGGAATTTCTTCTTAAACTCTGCAGATTGCATATGGTTTGGAACGATAATAGGATTACGAGAACGACTGTCAAACTGCTTTAGCCCGTCAATATATTGTCTACTAGAACGCATAATAATATTTATATTTTTAATAAATATTTATTGTAAAATGAACAAAGATAATCAGCTTATATTTGAAGCATATAAAAACAGACCTCTTAACGAAAATATGCCTTATCCTACGTTTGCCAAGCTTTCCAAACATGCTTCTCCAAAGTCTTCCAAAGAAAAACCTACTGATGAATTTAGACAACAAATGCCTGATAGTAAAGAAGAATATTCCGCACATGATTATGCAAAAGAAATGGAAGCTAGAGGTGAAAATGAAGAGAGCTTGCAGCACATATCCAAATACAAACATATCATTGATCAGTTAGCCAAAGGAGCTTTTGATACTGAGTCAGAACAAGAACAAGTAGATCAAGGTGCATCTGAAGGCATATTTGATGTGGAAGTTGTGGATGGCAAGAGGCACGTAGTTCTTACCAATGCTGCAGTTGAGAAGATAGAACAAATGTATCCAGAATTAAAAGGCAAGTTCTGGGAATGTGGCAGATGTAAAGCTGATTATGCGGGTTGCGGTGAAGCCAAACATGAAGATGAAGAAGGTGACTTGATGAAACACATGAAAGACAAAGGCATGATTGACCCTAAAGCTACAGATGATACAGGCAAATATGGTCGCTCCAGAGAAGAAGAAGAGCATTGTGCAAGTGAAGATGAGCAGCGCAGATTGGATCCTAAGTGCTGGAAGGGGTATCACAAGTCAGGTACCAAGTTAAAGGGCGGTGTTCGAGTTAATAATTGCGTTAAAAATTAATAAATGAGACTTTTTTTTCTCACGCTATTCCTATCCTCTGTTCTCTATGCTCAAGGTCCTTATGAATGGAAAGTGATAAGAGCTGTTGACGGCGATACCGTAGAGATACAGATTGACTTTTTACCTTCTGAATTAGGAAATAAATTATACGTTCGTGTTTGGGGTATTGATACGCCGGAAAAAGGATTTCGCGCACAAAGTGAGCATGAGAAGCAGTTAGGATTAAAAGCTTCTGAGTTTACAAAGAACGCTATTGCAAATGCAAAAGAAATAAAAATTAATCTAATAATGTGGGATAAGTTTGGTGGGAGAGTTTTAGGTGATCTTATTGTAGATGGTAAGAGCTTAAGACAACTTTTATTAGATAATGGTTATGCTCGGGAATATTACGGCGATAAGAAAAAAAGCTGGGATTAACTTATACTTCCGTAGGTTGTTCCTTGTGGAGACCAAGTAACGGTATTATTATTTAGAGCAACAGCTTTACCTGCAGTACCTCCAGGGTAGGTAGTATCGTATATCCATACATTACTAGCTGAGGAATTGCATCCACTAGTGCCCCAATTTCTTTGATATGAGCGGCCTGATGTACCGTTATTACCTAGAGAACCCCCTGCACCATTTGAGGTATAATATTGGTTCCATTGCCATGGGTTAGCTTTAACACAACTAGTAGTAGTGGCCACACCAGCACCTCCGCTAGTAAGCGTTCCATTTGAACCGCCGCTCGACGTACCTACAACATTACCTGCGCCCCCTCCTCCTCCAGAATTACCCCCGCCACCACCTCCTCCACCTATAATACCTAAATTATTAATTGTGACATTATAACTTAAAGATACTGCGTTTCCCCCATTTACCCCGCTACCATTACCCCCCGCTCCTACGACATATACACCTGCTGCAATATTTACAACTATTTCGCTTCCTGCAGCCCATGTGCCTGTGACCATGGCAGCTGTTGCAGTGGATGTACTTCCTATATTACCATTTATATTAAAGATAACAGACACAGCATCACTAGAGCTGTCACCTGTTTGATTGGTATAAAGAGTACGAAGATTGATGCTATTTTGAGATGCTACATTTACTATAGTTGTACCGCTATAAAACTTGGTCCATACACCTGCTTTGTTAATCCAACCAGACTTTACAGCTTTCCATACACCATCATAAACGCTAAGTTTCTTTACTGTTCTCCATGTACCATTGTCATTAACTGAGAATGCCATAATAATATTTAATAATATGCTAAATATTTTGGTGAGCGATCTTAGTGATTTCATTAACCATACATTAAGACAATATAAGAAAAAAGATAAAAGAGTTATTAATAAGATAAAAGAATGTAAATCGTTGAGACAGTTACTAATAATAAGAAAAAAATTAAATTTAGTCGAGTGGGATTAAGCTTGAACTAATTTGTAATTCCGTTATATTGGTATTATATGCCCCGTTCGTCTATCGGTCAGGACTCGAGATTTTCACTCTTGCAAGAGCGGTTCGACTCCGCTACGGGGTAATTATACATATGAAATTTACAATTATAAACGGGTCTCTCGGGGGTCGCACCGGAAACACTAATAACCTTATACAAAAGGTGAAGAAACTCATTTTAAAACGAGATCTTGACTCAAAAGTACGTATTATACACCTGTCTCCTACGTTTGATTGGATCAAAGTACGTCGAGCTATTAAAGCTTCAGATGCATTGATATTTTGCACAGGAACATATTGGGATTCATGGGGATCACCCATGCAACAATTGTTTGAGAAGATGACACAAATTGAAGGAAAGAAACACTTGCTTGGGAAGCCCGCTGGGGCCATCGTAACTATGCATTCTGTGGGAGGCAAAGAGGTGTGCTCCAGGATTTTGGGCAACTTGGTGGGACTAGGTTGCATGATACCGCCATTTACCGGCTTTGCATATGCATATTCAGATCATGTTGCCCATAGATCTCGTACTTCAGGGAAAAAACTATTGGACGATGTATGGCATATAGATGACTTAGATGCCTTTATTCATAACATATTTGAAGCGCATCTAGGTACAAAGAATTGGAAGGTATGGGATTATCTGGACACACAGGCTTTGGATCCATCTTACGTGTGGCTTAAATAGTTTCTTTGCCTGAGTAGCTCAGTGGTAGAGCAACGGTTTTGTAAACCGTCGGTCACTGGTTCAATCCCAGTCTCAGGCTCACTATATCTCATGATTAACAGAATTTAATAAAGAAAATGACTATATTTGAATAAATAATTACATGGCCATTCAGTATGTAAATGTAGATACACCAGTTACAAGATTTGCGCAATCTTTTGTAAATCTAACGCAGATAAACAGTACCAAATACCCCGCTCTAACCACAAAGCAAGTTGATACTACAATGTATGATCCATTAACAACTTTTTCTATCTATGATCAGTGGGCTTTTAGAACTATTGCAGTGTCTGGTGTACCGATGCCTTAACGCAATTCACCAATCATCTTAAACGGAATCTCTTTTCCGTTGGCGTCAACCACAGCTTCTCCATCCACATAACCAATCATCTTACGTCCACTTTGAACTGGTATAACTCTTTTATCTCCAAGAAAACGATACTTTGGGCGGGATGTTCTGAATCCGGGGACTGCTGTTGCTTTGGCTGCTGGTGTTGACATATTTTTTATTTATTTCTTGACTATTTTAAAGCAACCGGTATAATTATTATTAGTTCATTAATAACTGGGGGCGTAATGGTATCGATTGAACAGTGGAGTTCATGAGAGCAAGTACCGGGGCATGCCGGTTTACCAATAGCAAAACAACATTAAATGCCGAAGACAACTTCGACATGGCCATGAGTCTTGAAGAAGCTGATGCAATCCTTGCAACAGCAGGCTTTGTTGATTCAGAAGCCACACTCGAGCTAGTTTAACTACTCGATCGTTCTACTGTAGATTGAAGCTTGTAAAGTAGAGCGTGTTACTGGCTTTCGTATAGTCTGGGTTATAACAGTTAATAGATTATATGTATAAAATTGTTATCAGTAAGGGCTTTTTGCTTAGTTTAATCCTTATGAAAATTCAACTAAAATAAACTTGTAGTGCTTCTGAGTGAAATTATTCAAGACGAGAGTTCAATTCTCTCCGCCTCCAGGTTATTAGATAAGATAGCCTTCTACTATTGCAGAAGCGGAAAGCGTGGTACGAGTATTAGCTGCGGTTGTTAGTCTTAATGCGACAATTTCACCTCCACTAGCTGTTGTGTTGCTAGTATTTTGAGAAATATTTACACCTCCAACCACGCAATCTGCTATTTGGAGGGTATTAATATTGGCCAAAGCAAAATTACTTCTAGAAGCATTTGCAACCCTCATTACTGGTGCTACTCCTGTTGCGGATCCTACTGCATCTATAACTAACATAGTAAGGCTCTTAGCAATAAAAATTTTGCCAGGCGGTACATTGAATAGATTAATATTAGTATTAGTTGCGCCTAACAAATTTACCGGAGAATAATAGACTGCTGTGAGTGTAGGGTAAGTAGTAGCATAAGCGTAAGCAGCGTTCCAATTATCAGAATTACCGCCTAATGCTGTTATGGTGCCATTAGCACTTATATTACCGTTTACTGTTAATTTTTCTCCTGGCGAGGTGGATCCTATGCCCACATTGCCAGTGCTTGTAATTCTTACAGCTTCTGCTTCATCGCCAGTCGAGAGTTGTATGAATCCACCGGCCTTGTCAGTTGCAAGCTTCAATTCATTATTATCATAATTCCAGGACAAGTATGAACCAGAGTTGTCTGATGGACTTCCAAACACTACACCTCCAGTGTTGCCGTTTGGAGTTAAAATGGTTATGTGATTAGAGCCATTGCCTTCAAACACAGCAATAGTGTTGGTATCTGCAGTTACTGTACCTGCAGAACCCTTTAAAACATGAAGTGCTTGTTCTGGCGTATTAGTACCTATGCCTACTCTATTATTAGTTGCATCTATTAATAGAGTGTTTGAATCAAAATTTAAATTATTTGGTATGCTTACATTGGTACCATTCAAAGTAAGTGTATCTATACTACTATCTCCAAGAGTTGTATTACCATTAATTGTAAGATTGCCGCTTGCTGAGATATTTCCTGCTACTGTAAGGCTGTTACTATTATTATCGGTTCCAATACCCACATTACCGGGTATAAATACACCACCGGAAGCTGATACCGCAAATTGACCTGAGCGTGTAGTTGATACGCCATCAGTTAAAGTACCTAAAAGCGCATCAGACCACATAAAGCTCCAGTTATTACGAACAACCGAACTATGACCTATAGCATGGGAGCACACGCCATCGGCCCATGTATTTTCTCCTGCTGCATGGCTATAAAGCCCAGAAGCTGTTGTTCCACGGCCTTGTGCATGTGAAGCATCTCCAGATGCTTCGTTAAACATTCCTTCTGCATGACTTGCATCACCAGTAGCAATATTGTCTTCACCTTCTGCATGGCTTGCCACGCCTGTTGCTACATTACCAAACCCTTCATTCACGCTTCCAGCTAGTAAATGCCATCGGCCGGTAGAAGCAAATGCACTTAACGAACCGCTAGCGCTAATATTGCCATTTACAGTTAGTATTTCGCAAGGAAATTCTGTGTTAATACCCACATTTCCGCTTTCGGTGACTACTAAAGAAACAGCACTTGCGGGATCTCCAACGGTTGTTGAGTCGAAAAGATAAATACCACTCAACGAATAGACATTAAATGAATTAGCAGCTAAAGATTCACTATTATAACGATTTTTTCCATAAGGATGATTATTATATACTATGCTATTAACACGAATAGGATTAGCATTTTCGCCAATGCCGAGTGAATTTTGAATACTATAAAATGCAACACGAGGGTTATCAAATGACCATACCCTCCATGCTGATAAACCATTTGAGTTGTTGTTCGAAAGGAGTGCATATCGTAATCCAAGATAGCCTTCTGTTGTCTCCGGACTTGTACCGGTAGGACCTGGCTTGCCTAAATTAGGTTCAGCATTTTGTAAATTTAAAAAGGTATAACGGGATGAAAGAGATTGTGCTTGTGTGGGTGTACGAGTATGTACTTTCCCGGTTATAGTCTCTGGTGCAATTTTAAACCCGGCCATGATTATTCCGTATTATTGAGGGTTTCCAATAAGGCAATATTAATTACTATAGCATCTGGTGTATTACAAGAAGCTATAAATGTATCAAATTGTTCTAATACCATTTTTGATGGTACTAAATTAGTTGTATCATTACCCGCAATCATTAAATCTTTTGCATAGTTATAATAAGGTTTGGTTTCAACTGTTTGCTGACCGCCTATATCACCACCGACTCCTGAAAATCCAACAGTAACTGTAACGTCGGAAGAAGTATTATTTGTTGCATAAGCGGCTAAAATAATTGCTGCTCTATTAAAAGGCGTAGTATATAACGCGCTTAATGACGTAGTTAAAGGGTACACTTTTCTGACAAAGAAATTAAGAGGTATTTCAGCCATAAGATTATTTATTCTAGACTTAGTATTAAAGGCGTAACTAACGCAAGAATTGACTTATTAAAGTCAAGTCCTTCTACTGTTCCTTTCTCCTGTTTGATGGTGAATCCTCCACCCACTTTAAAGTCTCCTCGTTCATTGGTACTGGACCAATACACAATGCCATTGTTGGAATACACTGCTTCATTGTCATTAATTGTCAATCCACCTAAAGATGGCACAGCAAGTTCCAGCTGGGTGCCAGTTCCAATGTATTCAAATGCATGTGAACTAGAAGCAATTTGACTTCTGAGGTACAATTCCACATATCTTGGGTCAGTCACAGAAGCAGTCAGAGGAAGTGTTGTATTCCGCTCCAGGGTCAATCTGTAAGTGAATGGTACATCCAAGGCACTCACAGATTTAATGCCATGATATTTTATGGATGACGTAGGGTTAAATCTGGTGTCAAATTGGCTAGCAGGATCATCTTTTGCCAATACCAACAGTCCATTGTAGGGTGATTCTACCGGTATGCCGCTGATGGGCCGATTGGCTTGCAAAGCCGCAACAAATGCAGAAAGAGGCCGGGGTGTGACGTCCTTGATGTAAATGTAATTTTCGCCGCGTGGTGTGGTAGCATATTGGTAGCCAGTCAACACAGGAAATTTGGACAACCCATCTGCAACCAATCCTGACAGACCAAATGAACAGTTTGAAGTGCTGATGCTGCATTGACCACCAGATTCGCACAATATGCCTTCAGTGGTGCAAATGGTGAAGGTGCTGACCAACTGTGCATATCCACAATTGATGATATGAATGCCTTTGCCGCCTTGATTGAATTGTGTGAATGAATCAGTGACAAAGCTTCTTAAGAATCCAAAAGCAAGTTCACCATCTACTCGAATGCCACAACCTGCTCCAATGTCTCTGGCCACCACATTCTGCACAATCTGATCTGCAAGATACTTGGCATAATTAATTGCAGCAACAGTTTGTATTTCTTGACCAGCAATTAAACTCACAGCACCATTGTAATACATGTTGCCTGCGTCTATGGCACTCAATGTGGTACCATTTGCAATGTCGTAAATTATGGCATCCATAATGAGTCCCACATCGCGTTCACATTTTGCTGCATCATACACAAACGTTGGATATGCTTTTGTCATATACTCTATGACTTCTTTTTGTACAAAAGTTCTATTTAATTGCAATAAGTTTGCTGCATCAGCTGCACCAGGCAGTGGTGTATGATAATCAGGCACTTTGGTAGTATCACCAGTGATGATAATATTTGTTACTAAATCAAAAGAAGTTTTTAAGTCAGGTACAGCGCCAGCACCAGATGAAAGATAAGGGCTAAATGATTGTCCAGTAATTGCAATGGAATTTGTAATGGTTTTTTGTGCAAGTGTGTTGATGTAATTGATTGCTATTATTGTTGCAGCTTCTTGACCTCGGATCACACTTTGTGTGCCTCTGTAATATCTGGTGCCTGCGCTGATGGCGTTCATGTTTGTACCAATCGTTAGATCTTTATTGATGCAGTCAATTATAATGCCCACATCTCGCTCGCAAACAGCACGATCATATGCAAATCCTGTGAAATTTTTATCTATGTAATTGATAACTGTCTTTTGTATGAATGGTTTGTTGAGCGTAAGCAATTGCACTGCAGAAGCATTGCCTGCAGGCGGTGTATAAGTTACTACTGGTGGTAAGTTTGCAATACCATTGCGGATTATCCTTGTAATTATATTGATACCGCTTAATACATAATTGGATGCATCGCCACCATCTGCATAAGCGCCGTTAAACTGCTGTTGATATGTCAATAGTGCTCTATTACGTACAACATCAAGAGCAACGGACTTAGCAAATTTAATTGCATCTATTGTTTGTATGGCTAAAGTACTAGCACTATAGAAATATGATAAACCTACACCAATAGCACAAGCAGTACTATTATATGTTAAATCATCTATAACACCTTGTACAATATACCCCGTATTTAAATAGAGAAGACTTTTATTATAGGGCAATATTGGATAATTATAATCTACATATTTTATCGCGGCTTCTTGAATAAATGTTTTATTACCTGCAAGTAATGTTACTGCATCGATAACACCAATAGAAGGTGTTGTTGCAACAGGGCTAGGTGCTATTCCGCGACTAGCAATAATATTAGTTATAATATTAAACGACGTTTCAATATTGGCTGACTCTAAGGCACCAGGTTGTATAGCATCTATTAATAAATCACGAGCATAATTAAAAGCTCTTATAGTAGGTTCAACTTGATCAGAGGGTAATGCAGCAGGTGGAGGATAAGCACCCACCAGATATGCTGCAGCTGCAGCAAGTGTGGCAGTTGCATTGCCATTTGTTAAATCTGCAACAACAGCCTGTATGATGTACCCCACATCTCTGCGACATTTGGCTTGATCATAATTGGCAGGTGGTGAATTGCGATTCACAAATGCAATGGTTTGATCTTGAATGTTGCTTGATACTGTGGCAATTAAAGAGGTGGCTGTGGGTGTGTATGCTGTGCTGGGCAAGATTGAAGGTGCAGGTGGCACAGCACCATTAGTTAGTGTGTCAGAAACGATGCCCATGAGAGCAGTGATGTTTGTTGATTCACTAAATGCATTGAAATATTGTGTGTTGGCTGGGTAATAGCTTGGGTACAGTGTGGGTTGAATGGGCACTGCTTGAAAGCGGGTGAGGGAACTGCAACCTTGAATGTAAGGGCTGGTGGTCACAAATGGTTTGGATACAATTGGCAACCCAAAGGAACCACCAGGTTTGGTGGTATCAATTTCATATCCAGGTGTCTGAAAGGCCACTTTGTATGCAGGTGTGCCAGAAAGTAAATTGGGGAATGCAGTTGCAGCACAAGGCTCCCAAGTGTCTCTGAATGTGAATCCGTTGATGTAACATGCAGTGTTGACCCAGAAGTAATCCAATTGCTTGTTGTATGGTCTTAAGATGGTTCTACGTAAATTGCCTTGACCGAGAACTGTTGTACCAGCAGCAATATAAATTGGATTATTTTCTGTATAGTCACCCGTCTCAACAAAAATTGTACATTTATTTACACCATACCTATCGAAAGCGATTTTTGCAGCTTTTTTAATGGTGCGAACTTTTTGAGAAGGGTTCAACCCGCTGTTGGTATCAGACCCTGTGGTACTAACAAAAATACAGTTCAATTCTGGCTGTTCATATATGAAAGATTTTGTTGCATATGCATTGCCATTAACAGTGAGGTTCATTGGCACTGCAGTGCCTGCAGTGGGGTCATACTTGGAAGCAGGCTCTGTACCATCAATTACAGTTAACCCGTCGTTATCAATAAATAAAGCTTCACGCTGTCCTTCTGGGGCATCAGCATCTACAAAACGTGCAATAGGCTGTTCACCCCATTGCTCAACTGTTAGTGCAGGTCCTGTTCCGCGGTTAATAACACTTAGGGCGCTGGTGACCGTTACAATTGTATCTAGATAAGTAAAATCACCAATAACAGATAAATTACCTAATACAGTAGCATTGCCGTCGACAAATAAATTTTTATGCGCGCTTAAGTTTCCAGTGATAATAAAATCGCCCTGAAATGGTTCTGCAGGTGATGCAATAGGATCAGTTGCCGAATCAGGGTAACCTATTGATGGCGAAGTATGATGGCTTCTTCTGTGCCATTTATTATGAAATCGTGCATTTCCAGCCATACTATTATTTATTAAAAAATATACAGATTAATTGTGTTATAATGTGGTGAATTTTATATACTTAAAAATAATCTAGAGCTTTTATTATACAACTTTCCACGCACCGGATGGCAGAGAAACTGTTCCGTTTGTAAATTTCATATAATAAGTTGATGTACGTGTGGTACCACGTATAGAGTCATTCGGGAAGTTAAATGCTAAATCTCTATTTAGATATTCATCAGTAAAGTTTACTGTTGCGAATATAGCAGGGTTTGATACGCCATCCAATTTAATTTTCATAAACAGCTGTGTTCCAATAGTCGTTGCAGGTTTATTATATCTAAACATTCCTTGATTAGCCGTTCCACCGGTGGGTGACGGGTCAAAGCATGTAAATGTACAACCGTTTTCAACAGTGCCCGTTCTTCTGCCATAACTTGTATTGTTAAGCGTGGGTAAAGGTGTTGATGAGGGTGTTGCTGAAGGAGTACTAGGTGGTGTACGTGTTGGTGTATTCGAAGGTGTAATGGGTGGTGTTGCAGGAGGTGTGCGTGTTGGTGTATTTGAAGGTGTATTAGGTGGTGTTGCTGGAGGTGTACTAGGAGGTGTGCGTGTTGGTGTATTCGAAGGTGTAATGGGTGGTGTATTCGAAGGTGTAACTGAAGGTGTATTACTAGGTGTTAATGATGGTGTGTTCGAAGGTGTAATAGGTGGTGTGTTAGTCGGTGTTAATGATGGTGTGTTAGAAGGTGTAATGGGTGGTGTATTCGAAGGTGTAACTGAAGGTGTATTACTAGGTGTTAATGATGGTGTGTTCGAAGGTGTAATGGGTGGTGTATTCGTAGGTGTATTTGTTGGAGTTTCTGTAGGTGTAACTGATGGTGTGTTTGTTGGAGTTTCTGTAGGTGTAACTGATGGTGTAGTGGAAGGCGTATTAGTTTGCGTTAGAGTCTGTGAAGGGGTATGCGTTTGTGTCGGTGGCGGTGTACTAAATGGTGTCCGGGTTGGTGTATGTGTATTAGTTGGTGTAACTGTCGGTGTCTGTGTAAGAGTTTCAGAAGGTGTCTGTGAGGGTGACTGGGTGGGAGTAGCTGTATAAGTTGGTGTTGCCGTTGGTGTACTACCAATACTAGCAGTTGGTGTCAACGTCACGGTGTTAGTGGGTGTCTTCGTCTGTGTTACTGAAGGTGTCTGTGAGGGCGTCTGTGAAGACGACTGGGTGGGAGTATTTGAAGGTGTACTGCCGGGTGTTGATGATGGTGTGTTTGAAGGTGTCAGTGTTTGTGTTACTGAAGGTGTTGGTGTAGGAGTTAAAGTAGGGGTATTAGAAGGTGTAGGGTTAGGGTTAGGTATAGTAAATGTATTTGAAGCTAAAACAATATAGCCAGAATTTTTTATAAAATATGTAAATGGCGCAGGTCTCCCTGGTCGGTAAGTAATTAATGTTGCTTGCGATGGCGATGTTGTCTGCACTGCACATAAAGATAAATTATATGTACTAATTAGTGTCGGGATATCGTAAGGGTATTGAAATATAGTATATTTTTTAGTTGCATCTCCCGGTATAGTTATGGAAGCAGGCACAGGCAGATCTGTATCAGTTGTAATAGTAAAAGATTCTTTAGCAATAACACTGTAACCATTATTATCATTAAAGGTTGTAAATTGGGGTGGTCTACTAGGTGTATATGTTAAAAGTGTATAACGAGATGGCGAGGTTGTTTGTACGGAACAAAGATAGCTATTATACGTAGAAATAGAAATAGGTGTCGAATTAGTAAATGTTACTATATTATATTTGCGGTTAGCGTCGCCTTGAAAAACAATATCTCTCATAATTTACTATTATGTTATGTGGTAAAGTATATGTCGGCATCATTGCTAAAAATACCGACAAATTGTGCAGTCGGTGAGGGCCCTCCTGAGCTTCTATAACCAAATGCTGTTCCTTCTCTATCAACGGTGTAATTTATAAATCCTCTAAAATTACCATCAACATAAATCGTAACAACATTAAAGTCAAGAGATGTACCACCTGGACTATAATATATTGTATCTAGATAATTATACGGATTGGGCGATAGAAAAGATATCTTTTGTACACCATCTTCTGCAAATGCGGGGTTACTTCCTTCTGCGGTTAACGAATATGTAAACGGTGGTATGAGTGTAGGTGAAGGTGTAACTGATGGTGTTTGAGTTACTGAAGGTGTTACTGACGGTGTTTGGGTTACTGAAGGTGTAACTGAGACTGTGAGCGTTGGTGTGAGCGATGGCGTTGCAGTTTGTGAAGGTGTATTAGGTGGTGTGCTTGTCGGCGACGGTGTTTGTGTAGGAGTGCCGGCAAAACGTGTTGTAGTTGGTGTCTGCGTTGTTGTCGGTGTAGGTGTGTATGTTGGAGTAAGGGACGGTGTAAGAGAAATGGTTGGAGTAATCGATGGAGTGGGAGTATTAGTAGGAGTGACAGTTGGTGATGGAGTTACCGTTGGTGTATTAGTAAAAGTGGGAGTTATAGTTGGTGTTGGTGTTATGGTAGCTGTAGACGAAGGTGTAGGTGCTGGTAGATTGGGTGTTATAGGTATTAACCCTTGACCTCTATTAATTTTAAAAACAAAATTTGGCATTGTAGTATTTAGTTAAGTGTTATAACCTGATCAACATTTGGGTAATTTGTTACTTCTGCGCGTAAAACGTTTAACATTTTAACTTGGATATCATATATTTTGCGCAAAGCTCTATTGACAATATTATTAGCAAATATTTCATTTGCGCCAATATAATAGGTAATATCTTGTTGAAAGAATATTTCATCTAATTCTTCTGGTAATAGGTATCTCGTTCCTTTAAACGTCACATTACCTTTAATATCTCGTGCAGCAATATATTTGCCTATAATTTGATCGCGTAGTCTCATATGATTTAATATGAGTTTAGAAAGATTTTTATTAAAGACCCAATTCTGTATATATTCTTCTTTATTAAATGACATATCATTAAACGTGTATATGTCAAAATCGTTAACTGCTAAAATATCAAATAAGTTTAAATTATCGTAAAAATAGCCAAGCTTTCCTGTATTACCTGAAACAGAGAATACTATATTATGATCGCTTGTACCATAAAGTGAGGGAGCTGTTGCTAACGATGTAAATCTATCAGCTGGTACATCATATTTAAAGAGATAAAGCAAATATTTGCCAACTATACCGGTAGGCTGGGCGACAAGCTTTTTAAAAATATTTTTGTTTGTTAGCAAATAAAAAACATTTGTATCAGATTGTGAAAATACAATCTTAAGTGGTTTTTCGTCGTACTCTAATATTGAAGTAAGATCGAATACCTCTTTACTAGATATAGCGTTGTTGTACTTATATATTTTTCTGTTTTCAGTTACTACATACAAATTGCCATTTAAATCTGCACTGATATCGATTGGGTATGCAGAAAGAAAGTCCACATATAATCTATATGTTTGTACCCAATTTAAATTGAGATCATATTTCTTAATGCTGCTATTACCTGAATCCAATATAAAAAGATTATCTTTATATGTAGTTAGTGATCTCGGGTCATGAAATTCTGTTTTTGATAGAAAGCTCCCATCATTGCCCACAGAATCGACATAAAAAAGTCTATTTTCCGTTACATTATTACCTGTAGTAAATCCCGATGCATCGTATTTTGTTAATCTACTTAATTTTGAATCTAATACGTACAGATAATCGTTAGCAACAGCAAAAGCAGTAATATTTGTATAATAAACGCCATAACCGGCGTCAATTTCAGTTTG